GAAGAAGCGCACTCTTAATATAATGGGAGCTTTAGGGAGTAATCCCTATCGAAGAATTAGTTGAATTGTCTGGGACACCCTACCGCGTAGTGGCGGGGGCAATCAGCAGCGAAGCCTTGAAAGAGGAACGTCCAACGACCATCCCGAAAGGGAGTAGAGCCAAGCGGCTCGAAGCGGCTAACCCCTAGAAAATCTAGGGTGATAATATGGTCTTCTCTGCATAGTAATATGCAGCAGTTCATAAGAGAACGGGCAGATAACTAGCGCCATCTGTCGAAAACATGGCATGTAAACTTTATGCAACTAGCAACTGACCGGGCAGCTTATCGTTTAGCTGACCAATTTGACCAAGACGTTCTTGGTTATCTTTCCGGTTACAAGCAATCTACAATCCACGCTTCAGCAAATGCGCTGAACACTACAGCCCGTGGCGATAAAGCTGTTACCACTGCTGGTGACAATGAGCTTTTGGCAACTATGCAGCTAAGGAAAGATAGTTTTTCAAACATTACTACTTCTTCGGCTGGTAACCACTCAATCCCAGTTGCAGCGCGTCTTCCCGGCGCTACTGCACTTCCAACCGCAACAGCTTCTCCAGCGATGGTAGTTGCTCGTATGAAACGCCTGATGGATCAGCAGCAAGTTGATACAAATGGTCGTTGGTTGGTTGTAGACCCAGTGTTCATGGAACTCCTTTCAGACGAGGATTCACGTTTCATGAATGCAGACTTTGGTGAGTCCGGTGGTCTCCGTAATGGTTTAACTATTAAGAACCTTCACGGTTTCCGCGTCTATACCTCAAGCAATCTGCCAGCAGTTGGCACTGGTGCGGGTACAGCAGGTTCAGCAAATCAGTTGGCTAACTTTGGCGTCATAGTTGCTGGTCATGACTCAGCAGTTGCTACCGCAGAAACCATCTCGAAAACGGAAATCTACCGTGATCCAGACTCATTCGCCGACATTGTTCGTGGGATGCAGGTCTACGGTTCAAAGATTCTTCGCCCAGAGTCAATTGTAACTGCAATGTATAACGCCGCGTAGGTAAAATAAAGGAGATCAATCTATGTCACTAGGTGATAACACATTAGCGGCTGCACGGGGTTCTTCCTCGCGTGGGCGCTCACCCTACATGGTTCAAACTATTGTAGACTACGCAACAGCATTGACTGATAAAGGTTCTGCACTTGCAGCAAACGATATCATTCCTTGTATTGCGGTTCCAGCCGGGACACTCATTTTAAACGCAGGTATCCAAATTGATACCGTGGCCTCTTCAGGTACTACTACACTTGATTTGGGTACAGGCGTTGACGTTGATTGTTTCGTAGACGGCTTTGACGCCGACAGTGGTACAGCGGCTGGCACATTTGCTATCCCCGCCGCCGCTTATAATCCTCTGATGGCTGTGGCAGCCGAGACTATCGACATCAAACTTGCCACACAGTCAGGTACTGCTTTGACTACTGGTAAGGTTCGCGTCTTCGCGCTTCTTATGGACGTAACCGATACAGGTCACTCTGTAGCGACTGAAGTAGACCGCGATTACTTAGCATAAAACTTTTGGGGCTGGCTTCACCGCTGGCCCCATCCCTCTGTCTAAAGGTTTGACATGCCATCATCGTACATCAGTTTATGTAATCAAGTCCTTCGCCGCTTAAACGAGGTGGAGATAATCGATGGAGATTTTTTAGCGTGTACAGGCGTACAGGCTTTAGTAAAAGATGCGGTAAAAGCTTCCGTAGCTAAAATAAACCAATCAGAATTTGAATGGCCCTTTAATGCGGCTGAAGAGACAGACACCTTAGTAGTTGGTCAGGAAGAATATACTTGGCCTTCTTTCTTTAAGGTAGCTGATTATAACAGCTTTCAAATACAAGCCGACACTACTTTGGGCGTAAGCTTTACGACCCTGAGATTTATTGAGCGTGATGAGTACTATGCCAAGTACCGGGATACCGACCACGGTTCAGGCGTAGCGGGTATTGCAGTTCCTCAGTTTATATTCCCCTCTCACGGAAACGGATATGGCGTTAGTCCTTCACCTAACAAAACGTATTCTCTAAAATTTAGATACTTTTTAAATCATTCTGACATCACAAACTTTGATGATGTTACCCGCATTCCAGATAGCTACGACACCGTCTTAATTGATGGTGCGCTTTACCATTTGTATATGTTTAAAGATAATATTGAATCCGCTCAAGCTGCGTATGGAGCTTATGAGAAAGGTATCAAAGACCTACAATCCCTATACATAAATAATTATCAATCTATTCGAGATACGCGGGTTAATTTTTAATGCCTGATCAGATTGCCAGTTTTAAACTAATCTGCGCGGGTGGCCTTAATTCCAACGAAAATCATTTGGATTTATCGGACAATGGACCCGGTACAGCTACACGTTTAATAAACTATGAGCCGTCATTATTCGGCGGCTATAGGCGTATCGAAGGCTTTTCTGAGTTTGACTCCGACTACGGTACTGTTACCGTGGCAGGTTCAGTGACAGGCGATGGTAAGGTGCTTGGGTTAGCCATCTTTAAGAATGATGTAACTTCAGGCACTACCGTTATAGCAGCCCGAAAAGATGCGGGTGCAGCCACTTACTCATTTTATTACTACACAGCAAATATTGGCTGGCGTAAATTTACCTTAGATCACTCAGCTTCCAGAGCAATGACTGCCAATGGTCTGACTGTAAAAAGGCTACGCCACGCGCAATTTAACTTTGGCACAGGTAACAAGATTTGCTTTGTTGATGGGGTGAATGAAGCTATCATATTCGATGGCGCTCATTGGGAGGAGCTAAAAAGTGGGAACTCTGGTGGATATACTGCGGGTAGCTCTCACAACTCAGGTGGCGGAACAGGCGGTGGCGCACTGTGCCTTAATGCCCCTAGCCTCGTAGAAGTATTTGCAAACCACCTGTTTCTTTCAGGGCATGAAGCTACCGGGGCCGCAATAGCCCATAGCGCACCTAAAGACCCATACACCTGGACAGCCGCCGCAGACGCTGGGCAAATTGCGGCTGGCTTTGACGTAGTTCAGATAAAACCGTTTCGAGACAACCTATTTGTTTTCGGGTCTAAAAACATAAAAAAGATTACCGTAAATGCCTCTCTTGAGTTTGCAACAGAAAGCGTAACCAACAATATTGGCTGCGTGGCACGGGACAGTGTACTAGAGGTCGGTGGCGATCTTATGTTCCTTAGCCCAGATGGTTTTAGACCCGTTGCAGGTACGTCCAGAGTTGGGGACGTAGAACTAGAAACATTGTCCAAACCTATTCAATCTACCCTCGTTGACCTTATTAAAAACGAAGATATGGATGAGCTTACGGGCGTTGTTATACGCTCAAAGTCTCAAGTAAGGTATTTTGTAACAGGCTCAGTAGGTTCTGCCCTTCAAGTGCCGTCTGAATCCATAGGCATAATCGGGGGCCTTACTAACTCTACAGGCTCTATTGAATGGGAGTTTGGTGAACTTCTGGGTATCCGCGCTTCATGCTGTACGTCCGACTATGTAGGCGCAGAGGAATTTATTCTTCACGGGGATCACACTGGAAAAGTTTTTCGGCAGGAGTCGGGTACATCCTTTGACGGTTCTAATATCATCTCAGTGTATTCCACCCCTTATTTAGATTTTGGTGAGACCGAGCAAAGAAAAACTCTGCGTAAAATTAACACATTTGTGAGGGCAGAAGGCCCCTTTGAGATGAACTTAGCCGTGGATTATGATTGGGGCGATTACAACACAGCCGTCCCAATTACATACACCCAAGCATCAGCAGGAGCGCCCACAACATATGCAGGGCGTGGGGTCACCTACAACGGCACAAACATCGTTTATGGCGGTGCGTCAAAGCCCGTAATGACCTCAGACATTCAAGGCTCTGGGTTTTCAGTAAGAGCCTCGTTTGTGACAGACGGACAATCAGAACCATTCAGTATTCAGGGCATGGTCTTTGAATTTTCTGCGGCAGGGAGAAGATAAGCTATGGCAGGTTACACAAGACAATCTACAGGTAGTATTGTTAACGGAACAGCCATTACCGCTGCCCCGCTCAACGCTGAATTTAACCAGCTATTAGCTGCGTTTCATGCCACCACAGGTCACACACACACGGGCGGTACAGGTAACGGTACTAAAATTCCGTTGGCTACATCAGTAAGCGGATTTCTACCCGCAGCGAATGGTGGTACAGGCGGTAAGTCTATTTTTACCAACACTTCTAACCCTGGAGTTGGAGATGACAGTGCAGATGGTTTTGCCCCAGGTTCGTTGTGGGAGAACACTAACACAGGCCGTGTATACATATGCGTAGGAAATAGCTCTGGCGCAGCAGTATGGCGTGAGCTTGTTCAGGTCACAGCGAACAATGCTAACGTACTTCCAGACGGCACGAATAACGTAGACCTCGGTTCTAATACCGTCAGATTCAAGAATTTATTTCTGAGTGCGGGAATTGCAGCCGCTGGCAACGTAGCTGTAGGTGGAACCCTAACTCTGACAGGTGGTACTGCGCTTAATGATACCCTTACTGTTGCTGGTGTAACCGCCTTGAATGGCGGTCTGACTATGGACTCGAATAAGGTCACAATTGCCAATGGCACTGGAAATACAGCTATTGCTGGCACCTTCGCCGTCACAGGCAATGCCACGGCTGGTGGCACTTTTGGAGTCACGGGCAACACCACAGTAGGTGGTACTTTTGGAGCTACAGGGAATACGGCACTTGGCGGTACTCTGGCAGTAACAAGCACATCAGCCTTCTCAGGCGCTATAACCGCCAACGCTGGCGTTGTTGTAGATAACATCACAATTGATGGCACAGAGATTGATCTCTCCAGCGGTGATCTAACAATTGACGTTGAGGGTGACATACTCTTAAACGCCAAGGGTGGAGATATATTCCTACAGGCGGATACTGCTACCTTTGGCTCCTTAACCAACACTGGTGGCAACCTGATCATAAAGTCAGGCACTACCACAGCGGCTACATTTTCTGGTGCTAACGTGGACTTTGCTGGCACAGTAGATGTTACGGGCGCAGCTACCCTAGATAGCACCCTGGCAGTAGTTGGAATAATTAGCCCCGCTAGTCACGTAGATATGACCGATGCGGGTCAGATTAAGCTGGGTTCTGATGATGATATGCTTGTTTATCACGATGGCTCAAACGGCTACGTGACCAATGGTACAGGTGCTTTAAAACTAGCTACTGAAAATTCGGGCATTGCAGTAACAATCGGACATACAACTAGTGAAGTAACAATTGGTGACAACCTAGTAATTACAGGTAACCTGACCGTAAATGGAACCCAGACTGTTGTAGATACCGTCACTATGAACGCACAGAACGCAGTTGTGTTCGAGGGTGCTACAGCAGACGATCACGAAACAACACTGACTATTGTTGATCCAACAGCAGACAGAACGATTAACCTGCCAAACCAATCTGGAACCATTCCAGTTTTAGCGGCTGCAAGTAATACAGCAGTTTCGGCTACCCCAGAAGAGCTAAACATAATGGACGGCGGTCAGGCGGCTGTTGATACAACTCTTGCAGATGCTGACAGGGTAGTTGTGAACGATGCGGGTACTATGAAGCAGGTCGCTCTGACTGACTTCGAAACCTACATGGAAACTAGCCTAGACACCCTGGCAAACGTCACCACAGTTGGTGCTTTAAACGCTGGTACAATAACTAGTGGCTTTGGCGCAATAGACAACGGATCGTCTGCTATAACCACCACTGGGACGATTAACTTTGGCTCACTAGCTGATGGCACAATCACGATCACGGGCTTTGTCGATGAAGACAATATGGCGAGTAATTCAGCCACATTAATTCCCACCCAGCAATCTGTAGAAGCTCGTATCCAGTCGGTTAATGGTAGTGCAAACAACGTCACAGGACTC